CCAATTGATAATAAGTCTTTCTTGCTAGACATGTAATTATTTATGCTTCCTACTAAATATTTTTGTGGCTAGACAAGATAATATGTTCTATATGGGTAATCGCAACTTACCCAACGTTAATTGGAAGGGTGAATATACTAAAGAACAAGTAAGAAACCTTAAAAAAGCTAGTGGTAANATACTNTANTTTGCTGAACAGTTTTTTCACATCATTAACTTAGATAGAGGTAAAGAAAAGATAAAGCTATATAAACCTCAAAAAAGAGCTCTGAGAANAATGAGAGATANTAGATTCTTTTGTCTCCTAGCGTCCCGGCAGATAGGTAAATCGACAATGATGACTATCTATATCCTCTGGCAAGCATGCTTTAATAATGACCAACGTATATTATTAGTAGCGAACAAAGAAGCAACAGCTATTGAGATCTTTCAGAGAGTTAGAATGGCGTACGAAGAACTGCCAAACTGGTTAAAGCCTCCTGTTATAGAGTATGCTAAGACATCGATGACATTAGAAAATGGAAGTAAGATAGGTATCACAACTACTACCGGTACTGCTGCTCGTGGTCAGTCTGTTAACTGCCTTGTTATTGATGAAATGGCCTTTATTGAACCCAATTTAGTTGAAGAATTTTGGAAATCAGTTTTCCCTATTATCTCTTCTTCTAAAAAATCTAAAGTGTTTGTATGCTCAACTGCTAATGGGACTGATAATTTATTTTATAAGCTATACATGGGAGCTATTGAAGGCACAAATAGTTGGGCTCATGAGAAGATAAGATGGGACGAGATCCCCGGTCGTGATGAAGCGTGGGCCAAAGATACCAAAACAGCTCTAGGGTCTTCCGAAGCATGGTTACAAGAATTCGAATGCGAGTTTATTCATTCAGGTGAGTCTACACTAGATGATGAATTGTTTGAAGAAATGATGAGTAAAGTATCTAAACCAAAGATCGTACTAGATGAGGGGCATTATAAGATTTGGGAAGAACCAGATGAAGCCAAACTGTATGCAGCCGGGGTAGATATATCAGAAGGGGTAGGTATAGATGCGTCTGTTATTCAGATATTAGACATTACCGATATAAGAGATATTAAACAAGTAGCAGTTTATAGAAACAATAAGATACCTCCGTTAGAATTTACTAATAGATTATATAAGATTTTACGTAACTGGGGGTCTCCCCTGGCTCTCATAGAGAGAAACAATTGTGGCGCACAGGTCGTGGATAGGCTAGCAGTTGATATGGGATATGAAAAAATCGTTTCTTACGGTAACGCTAACGCTCATCGTCGTAATGTAATGAGAGGGATGATAGCTCATACCAATACCAAATACAAAGGTGTCCTTAATATGCGCTACTTCATGAACGAAGTAAGAGTTGTTAATATTAACGAAGAAGAGACTGTCATGGAGCTTAGAAACTTTGTACGCTACACTAACGGTACTTGGAAAGCGCGCTCTGGTTTTCATGATGACAGGGTCATGGCAATGTTATATGGTCTCTTTATATTAGAGAAAGAATTAACAGAACGATTCTTTGAAATAGTAGAAGTTGATGATATGGGTAAGCCTTCTGTTATCGAGCCAATGGACTTCGGCGTCCAGTACTTCGAAGACCCGACATCTATATATTTAGATAACGAAGTAATTGGTGAGAACACACATGAAATGTCTGCTTTAGTTTGGGGCATGGGTGACGAACAAAATGCCGATATGGATGAACTAGAAACGTTCGGGTATCAACTCATTGGTGAAAAACCACCAGAAAATTGGTCAGGTGTGCCAGTTGTAACAGAGATGGATTGGACCGGTAGGCCTATACGTGAATAAATATATATATGGCTAGAAACACTATGCAGCAGGCAATGCTGAACAAATCAAGAGCAGATAAGTTCTTGTTGGTTTTTGACATTCCGCCTATTTTAAGAGATATTAATAAGAATATCACACAAACACAAAGTAACACAACACTTATAGGCGACTCTGTGCAATTCTCTATTTATGGTGCTGCTGTTCCTGAGATAACAATACCTGCACAAGAAATGCGCTATGCTGGGAGCACTTTATATGTTTCTTCACACTCAAAAAACCCCTTCCCACCTGTAACGGTAAACTTTAAAGTAGATAACGAGTATCAAAACTATTGGGCAATTTATCAATGGCTAGATCTACTACATGATGAATATGAAGGTAGATATAATCAGAGAGAGCTTAACCTTTTAGAAGATCCAGATTTTAGAGATTATCAAACTAATTTAACTATTTACGGTAAGGATGAATTTAATAATAATAGGATAAAATTTACATACACAAAGGCGTTTCCTACTACACTAGAGGCTTTAAATTATAACTATCAAACTGCTGATGAAATCACTTCAGGCTTTACATTTGTTTACTCGCAATTACACACAGAAGTCATGAATTTTTGAATTATTTAGTTGGAAAAGGATAAATAATTTTATGGCACAGCGTACAATTANCTCCCCTGGAGTAGAAATTAGAGAATCGGATCTTTCACTTACGGCACCAGCAAATGTAGGAACAAGCGTTTACGTGACCGGGTTTGCGCAGCAGGGGCCCGTTGATGAAGTTCTTCGAATCACTACCAACCAAGAACTTGTGCAGGTTTTTGGGCCTCCTACTAATTCCTCAGAAAGATATTTTCATCATACATTAAAACAGCTGTTAAATTCACCTGCAAATGTTTATGCAGGTAGATTACCTTATGGTGCTGATGCAGGTGATGGATTTGGATCTAAATACTCTGCACTAGCATATCCAGTGACTGCGGTGGGAAGTACTGGGATTCAGTCTAGTCTTGCTCAACCCGGGTCCGCCGTATATGTGCTTGGTGCACCGGTCCACGTAACATTAACAGAAACAGAATACTTATCAGCTGTTGCTGGTGCCGGTTACACATGGCAGCAGTATAATAATGACGCTACAAAAATTACTANTGGACTTGCTTCCGGAAAAATTGNGGGACTTGGTTACGCTGGTGTTGTTGTTCTAAACAAAGCGCAAACTACTATAAACCAACAATACGAAGGGTACTACACTGGCTTAACAGACAACGTTAATGTAAACCCAGCTTCTAACTTTAATAGTATATCTGGTATTAAGACTGTCACCAGCGAATCTGGAGGTTCGGCGATATCAACAAAAGCTGGTAGTCTTACTGATATACCAAATGGTACATTAACGTTTAATGTTACTGCTAATTACCAAAACGGTACAAATAATAGCATATCAGAAGTTATGGATAACTTAGTTGATTACGATCTCAATGGTAGAGCGTATGACGATTATCTCAGTATCGGTGTATTTAAACTTCGTAAGTCCATTTACGCTAATGAAGCATTTAAGCTTGACTATACTTTAACTGATGGACAGGTCGGTTCTATTAATACATTTAGAAAGCAATTAAATCCAAATGGTGGGTCAGCTGTTTCAGTGTATATTGAAAATAAAATAGATCCTTCTAACAATGTAAGTGTATTGGTTAACGACAATCTCTCTAATCGCTTATCTGGCGGTGAGGCTCTTAATGCTGACGGTACTCCGAAAAAGAAAATACGAGTTCTGTCTGACGAGTTCCAAGGCGCCGGCTCTGCTACATTAGGGTTTTCAATTTCAACAGTTGGCGCTGCTGGGGCCGCAAGTATGATCGGGCTTCGGCGGGCACTGGCTGGTTATGGTGGCGGCACGGGTGGACAACCTGATCCTGCTTTTCTATACCCCACAGGCACTTATACTAACCAGACAATAACTGATAAATTACTTGGTAATATACCAAGTAAAATTGAAAGAGCTCTGGACAATATTAAGAACGATGAAGTCTATAATATCGACGTCGTTGTTGAAGGTGGATTAGGAACCATTTACTCAGTAGCTTGTGCTGCAAAAGCAGGTGATTATTACGATGAGTTTTCTCAAGGCAATAAGGTTGCACAAGCAGTGGACGGGTTAAGAACATCTAGTGACATTACCACTGTCGGGCTGGCTCTTAGAAATGATTATGCTGCGGTGTTTAATAAGTTCGAAAAATTTGTTAAGCCGCCATATGACGGTGGAGATAGAGGTGATTGCATATTTGTTGCTGATCCGATTAGGCAAATCTTAAT